CGGCCGGTTCAAGGTCTTCGACCACCTGAATGACTGGTTTGAGGAGTTCCGGATGTACCACCGGAAGGACGGAAAGATCGTGAAGCTCGCAGACGACCTGATGAGCGCCACACGCTACGCCGCCATGATGAAACGGCACGCAATCACCAAACCGATGCCGTCGAAGCCGATCCACTACCGCAACCGAATGCTGGCCTGACCAGCGGAAAGGACCGACCATGACCGCAAAGACCCACAACGACCTCGAGAGCGTGTTGGCCGAGAACCGCAAGGCTCGCGCCGCCGAAGAAGCCGAGGCCACCCCGCGCACCGAGGTGCACACCTACGCCGATGGCTCGCAGCGCGTCGGCGTGCCGCCGTTCCCCGAGAAGTCGCCCATCGAGGAAGAAGCCGAGGAGAAGCGCAAGGCCACGCCGATGCACGTGCCCCCGGGCATGAAGCAGTCGGGCGAGCCGGCACCCACGGCGCCCGGCGGCGTCGACCTGGACGCGCTCAAGGCAAAGGCCGAGGAGCAACTGACCTCCGACGTGATGAGCGGCAAAGACCCGCACACCCCGAACCCGACCACCGCGAGCGACAAGCCGCAGCTGGCCGGCGAGACGGGCGTGGTGACGGCCGACCAGCTCGAAGCCGGCGCTGTGACCGCAGCCGCAGAGCCGACGGCCGAGAAACTGGCCACCATCGCCGCCCAGATCGAGCCGAAGGGCGATATCGAAGCGACCGACGATCAGAAGGCCGCAGCCGTCGCCCAGGTGGCGCGCGAAACGAAGGGCGTCGTGGCCCCGGCTGACACGAAGGCCGCCAAGGGCAAGAAGTAAGCCATGGCGAAGATGGAAGACGACACCCTCCTGAGCATGCTTCAGGAGCTGGAGGAAAACTCCGCCCAGTTCGTCTGGGGCACGCTCGCGGCAGAACGCCGCGCGGCAGCGAAGGAGTACTATCGCCAGCCCTACGGCAACGAGGAGGAGGGGTGGTCTTCCATCGTTACATCCGAAGTGCAGGACACCGTCGAATGGATCCTGCCGGACCTGATCGACATGTTCCTGAGCAGCGACGACGCTGTGATCTTCGAGCCCACACAGGCCGCAGACTCGAAGGGCGCGGAGCAGGCCACCGACGGCGCCAACTACGTTTTCTACAAGCAGAACAACGGATTCCTGACGCTCTACACCGCGTTCAAGGATGCACTGATGTTCAAGAACTGCGCGGTGCACTGGCGCAAAGAGACGGTGCGAACGAACCGCAAGGAGCGCGTGAACGGCGCTACCCCGGAACTGCTGGCGTACAAGTTGCAGGAGAACAAGGGCGCCAAGATCGTGGCCGCCGAGCAGATGCAGCCGCAGCCGCTGGTGGACCCGATGACCGGCGCTCCAGTTCTTGATGAGCTCGGCCAGCCCATCATGCAGACCCTGATCAACGCCCTCGTGTCGGTGCCGACCGAGCGCCGCGTGATCAAGATCGACGCCTTCGAACCTGACAACCTACTGATCCAGCGCGACTGGACCAGCCCCATGCTCGCGGACTGCCCCTATGTGGCGCGCAACATGGAAGTGACCCTCTCGGACCTCAAGCAGATGGGGTTTGACGACGTGGACGCCGAAGACCTGGCCGGCAGCACGCAGCCCGGCGTTGGCGAGTCCATCGAGCAGCGCCAGAGCCGCCGCGGGCTCACGAACGAGATCAACGATCCCACCAACGAGGTTTTCGTAGACGACGAGAGTCTGACCCGCGGCTACCTGCGCATCGAATGGGTGCTGGTGGACTTCGACGGTGACGGCATCGCCGAGCGTCGCGAGATCTACCGCCTGGCCGACAAGATCCTGAGCAACGAGGAATGCGACGAGGTGCCCGTGTCGACCGGCTCGCCGCTGCTGGTGCAGCACCGCTGGGACGGTATGAGCGTCGCCGAGATCATGAGCGACTTGCAGATGCTCAAGACCGAGCTGACGCGCGGTGTCGTGAACAACGCCTACGCTTCAAACAACCCACGCAAGATGGTGCTGGTGGACAAGCAGGGCGCGCCGCAGGCCGACGTTGACGACCTGCTCGACGGGCGCCCCGGCGGGCACATCCGGATCAAGTCGGCGGGCGCCGTGACGATGGAGCCGACCACCTTCGTCGGCAACCAGATGTTCCCGCTGATGGAGTACATCGACCAGATGGGCGAAAAGCGCATCGGCGTGTCCAAGCAGCAGCAGGGCCTCGACCCGAACGCGTTGCGACCCGATCGAACGGCGGCCGAGGTCATGATGACTGCCAATGCCGCGAAGGCCCGTATCAAGCTGATCGCGCGCATCCTGGCTGAGACGGTCGTGAAGCCCATCTTCCGCGGCGTGCTGCGCCTACTGACCGAGGGCGATATGCAGCCGCTGGCGTTCAAGCTGCGCGGCGAGTTCGTGGAGCTCGACCCGAACGAGTGGCATGACGGGTACGACATGACCGTGAACGTCGGGCTCGGCACCGGCGACAAGGACAAGCAGCTGGCGGTGCTCGGCAAGGTCTTCGAGACGCAGATGGGCCTCGCGCAGAGCCCGCTGGGCGAGATGATGGTGACGCCGCACCAGATCTACACCACGCAGGCGAAGATGATCGCGCTGGGTGGCTTCAAGAACGTGGGCGACTTCTTGGGCGACCCCGGGCCCGACGCGAAGCTGCCAGGCCGGCCGCCGGCCCCCCCAGATCCTGCGCTGCAGATCGCGCAGATCAAGGCGCAGACACAGCAGCAGATCGAGGGGATGAAGCTGCAAATGCAGGCGCAGATCGAGACTCAGAAGCTCGAGCAGCAGGCCGCGCTCGAGCGCCAGCGGATGCAGATGCAGGCCGAGGTCGATATCAACCGCCAACGGGCCGAGGCCGAACAGCAGGCCCTGAAAATTCGCAACGAGGCCGAACTCGCTGCCATGCGCGCCCAATACGAAGACAGTGCGCACCAGCGCGAGCAGTCGCGCCGCTGGGATGAAGCTCAGTTGACGGCCGCAACCAAGATTCAGGTGGCCACAGTAATGTCGAAGGACAAGGTGGCTGATCCCGCCACCGCCGCGGCTACCAATGAGATCGCCACCGAGGTGACCCAATGACCAACCAGCAGATCGTCGACATGGGCGAAGACGCCCGCCGGGTTCTTGAAAACCCCGCGTTCAACGAGGCGCTGCGCCTCATGTCAGAGGATGCTGTCGAGCGCATCAAGGCATGCCCCATCCGGGACCGCGAAGGTATGTTGTTGTTGGCACAGGCCGCGCGCCTCACCGACAAGGTCGCTGAGACCCTGCGCGGCATGCTGGAGGCCGGGAAGATGGCCGGCGCCCAGATCGACATCGACAGCGCGCGCAACGAATCGCGCGTCGGGCGCCTCGCGCGCCGAGTTTTGTAGGCACGCACCAGCCTTTTGGGCTCCGCAGCGATGCGCCCCGTGTCTGCCCCCTGGTGTCTCGTGGGGGTGGTCCTGACTGAAAGTACATCACCATGCTGAACGGACAAGCCGACGAGGCCCCGGTTTCTATGGATGACCTGGCAGGTTTTCTGGTCGATAACCCCGAGGCCGACCAATCGGACGATCTGCCCAACGACGACGAGCCCGGTGATTCGGACAACTCGGACGGCGCACAAAACCCGGACGACGACTCCGGTGCTGGCCCTGACAGCGACGACCCCGACGCGGATCCGGACACGGACGACCCCGACGCGGCCGATGCAGCCCAGAAGCAGACAAGCCAGAAATTCAAAGTCACCGTCAAGGGCGAAGACGGCGCCGATGTCGAACAGGAAGTCGACGCGAAGGAACTGATCGCCGGCTACCAGCGCCACGCGGACTACACCCGCAAGGCGATGGAACTCGGCAACCGGGAACGCGAAGCGCATGAGCTGGTGAGCCGCCGCCTGGAAGAGGGCCGGAACCACTACATGCAGGAGGCGCAGAAGGCACATGCCGCCATCCGAGTGCTCGCGGGCCTGAAGTCAGACGCGGAAATGGCGCAGCTCGCGCAGACCGACCAGGCCGCATGGGTGCAGGAGCGTGCGCGCGCCGAGGCGATCAAGGGCGTGCTGGCTCAGATCGAGCAGGGCATGTCGCTGGAGCAGCAGCAGGCCCAGCACCAGCAGCAGGCCGCGCAGCAACAGGAGTTCCAGAAGGCCTGGGGCGTCCTGGGGCAGCAGGGCATCGACAAGCCGAAGCTGAAGAG